AAGGGGGGCGCGCGTGACATAGCTTTCACTCCCGCCGGCGAGAGTTTCTCGAAGTTTGTGGAACAGCTGCGGGAGAAGGATCATATATCCTTCCTCTCGTGGTTCTGTTCCTCGAACTTTCGGGGAATGCGCTCGGTGGAGAGATGCCTCACGAAGCGTGGTGATATGCGCAGGGCTAAAGCCCAAATTAAGACGCGGTCACCTAAGAAGGTTGTTGAGGAAGCGTCGGAGCAGGTAACGATAGCCGCCGGACAGGTTGGACCTCTTGAGCTGAGTTTGGATCTTTTTATAGACCATTTTAAGCTCCACTTCCCACACTGGGAGGTTGAGGTGGATTGGGATCGTATCAGAATAGCGACCCTTTCCCATTGGCGAAATCGCTCTGCGGAGAGCGGGGACGAGAAGACAGGCTGGTTGAAATTTTTAAAATATAAGACTGCTGCATTCTTCGCGTCGTGGCATGCGGATCAAGATACCGTTTTGCCACCAAGACCTTTTCAGGGACCCGATTGTGACCGAGAGATTCTCTCTGGTTTCAAGTTGAGTCGCCTGGTGAAGAGAATCTTCGTCAAGCAGACGAAGAAATGTGGGAGGTTGATCAGGAACTTGAGTGATTTTGTGTCGGAGTCAGATATGACTGATGACTTTCGGAGGTTCCGAGCTCTTGTCGTGGGTGTCCTTTATGCGAAAAAGGGGCTCCCTCGTCCTGATGAGGAGATGGTTAGGAAGGAAGTGGAGGTCACTGTCCAGACTCTCTTTGGAGATTATCCGGTATATGTGCCACCCTACTTCCATCCTGACGACTCCGAGAGATTAGGTGATCGTATCACGGTGGACTGCGTCTCGCGAACCAGATTGGTTCGCGAAATTCGGAGGACCGTCTGCGAGTTGTTTCGAGGTCGTAAATTCGATCTCAATCATGCTATGCAGATGTTCTCTCCATCAGTTCACGCCAACACGTGTTCCTCTGTGAAAGACGGAGGGATGTACGGTTTGTTGCGGGAAGATAGTGCTTTCATGGGATATTTCCAGGGTATTCTTCCTACTGTTGATTTTCATCGACTCTACAACCTCTCAGATTCTGAGTTTCGCACCTATATGTGTGTCACGATTGATGAGAACAAATTAAAATTTGCTGAAGCCCAAGCTGCTGAATATATTTTTAAGCGAGCGATAGAGGAGATTCCTCTGATCAAACCGGTTGGGCTGATTGAACCTTTTAAGGTTCGCGTGATCACGGTGGAACCGCCTTATTTGATGTTCGTGCTGAAGGCACTTCAGCGGTGGATGGCCGGGGTTCTTCATAAAAACCCTTTGCTTTGCATTGCTTAAGCATCCTGAAGTAACTGACGTTCTTTTAAGGCAACTCGGGTCTCATCGTCCAGGTTCCAAAGTGTTGAGTGGCGACTATTCTGCTGCCACCAACAAACTTTGCTCTTGGGCTTCTGATGCTGCGTGTGATGCCATCTCGGAGTTCTTTTCTCATGAACTCCGTGATCGGTACTTCCAACTCTTTCAAACTGCTTTAACAGGACATTTACTTGACAATACTTCTGGTTGTTTCCCCAATATGACAAGTGGGGTTCACTACCAGAAGAATGGGCAATTGATGGGATCGATTGTTTCTTTCCCAATTTTATGTATTATCAATGCCGCGTTCTGTCGTCTCTGTATTGAATTGGATAGGGGCTGTAGTCATACCCTCACAGATGCCGGTCTCCTCGTTAATGGGGATGACTGTGTGTTTGAGGTGGGACGGCGAGGTTATGACTTTTGGTTGAACGGTGGGAAGATTCTGGGATTAGTTCCATCGGTAGGCAAGTTCTACTGGTTGGAAAATTATCTCAATATTAACTCAACTTCGTTTTACCGAAATCCGCATAAGGCGTTGGAGTGGACGGACTGTGAGTCCGTACTCCCCACCTTTGTTCAGGTGGATTGTGAGTGGAGTGTGCAACTCTACGTTAACTGGGGTCTTGTCCTTGGTGCAAAACGTGCGTTATCTTCGGACAAAGTTTCGACGAAACCACGTTATGCGCCAATGGCGGGACTCCTGGCCGACGATCTTGTTTCCGGGAGTCGTACTCTCGGTGCAGTGAGCTTTGAGTTGAAATCTTTCACTCCCTCCTTTTGTTTTGATGCGGTTTATAGCCTTTTCATCAGTCGACGGGTTGCTCCACACTTTTCCGAGTGTGCCATCCCCTGGTTCGTGCCTGAGTCCTTTGGCGGACTGGGACTTTTCCCCGCGAGACCAGAAAATCTTTCGATTGAAAAGCGCAGAAGGTGTCTCTACCTTCGTGGATGCGAGGCTCTTTGGAGCCGTCTACGACCGGTGAGAGGATTTTCGTTAATGCCGGCCTGGCGGGCCGTGGTAAAGGACATCCGAG